GCAGTGTCACGAACCCAATCAATTTGTTGTCCGTCTTCAATTTGTTGTTTAGTCGGCCCAGTTTCAGCGGTTAGTCGACGACCAGTCAACTTGTCAAAAATCTTTGTAAGTCCCCACACGAGAGCATCAACGCGGTCAGGGGAACCATTAGCAGCAGAACGAATGAAGTCCACAGAAAAGAGACACATCTGATCTTCAAGTGCATTGAATGCGCCACAGTGATGAATCCGACCTTGTTCATATAGAGCACTGATTGGTTCAGCACGGACAACCTTACCCCTACTGGCATTCACTAGTTCGATAGGGACGGACCGATCAATAGCCCTGAGGGTGCTTTCAACCATAAGACCACCCTGATTCTTTTCCGCAATGATTTTATCTGCGGACCAAAGACGATATAGACTTACTGCTTTACGAGCCCACTCTTCAGGGTTACCTCGCATGGAACCATCTTCAAGAACATAACCACGAGCATAGCCCTCGGCGTCTCTAGCCAGTCCGACAACAACGATACCATGTTCGTCGGAATGTTCATTGTTTGATACCGCTGGGTCAACTGCCACATATACCCTTTCAAGGTCTGCTGGAGGTTCTTTAAGACGTGCAGCATCAATCATGTCTCTATTCCAGAGAGCTCCTGGGATGTCTGAGAGGATTTCACCTTGGAGTTCTTGTCTTCCAAGGCGTGTCCCACCATATCTTTCGTACAGTTGCTTTACAGTGTTCACAGCCAAATTGGCTTTGTTGTCCAGTGTAGCTCCACGAGTTACCACAGTGTCTGCATCTCCCATAAGACGCTTGATAAGTGGTAACGGCCTGGGGGTTGTAGTGATCAGGCAGCGAGGGTGTTGGCCAAGGCGAAGGCCGAACTGAAGCTGGTCCCACGTTTCTTGCATGTACCGGAACTTAGCAAGTTCATCGACCCAGGCGAGACCATGCTGCGGCCCCCGTAGTTGATCCGGCTCAGTTGCATTATATACCCAGGCTTCCGTACCATTGGGCCACGTAAGACGACGATTTGTAGGTGACCAGTCGGGTCTTTGGTCTTTCGGGTGCGAAGCGAGGAGGCCAGAGTCTCCGAGTACCATAACGTCCCGTGCATCAGCGGCTGTCTCAGCCACGAGGGCAATCCGTCTGGGTGCGTTGGGGGCAGCCGTAAGGGGTGATGTTCCACAGACATTTTCTCTAATCCATTCTGAACCAAGGCGGGTTTTACCGAAACCACGTCCCGCCAGTACCAACCAAGTATTCCACAGACCTTCGGGGGCAAGTTGGTTGGGTCTGGCCCAGAAACGCCAATGCCATTTAAGTTCCGCCTTCTCCTCGTCCGTCAGGGAATTTAACAACGTTGTCCGTTCCTGTTCGCTGAGAGAGGCTAGAAATTCTGCTGGTGAAGTCTGCAACGGATTCCTTTATGTGTTGTTCGTGCTGGATGGCCCCCCCGTCGGCCCCTGTGACCTCCTGACGCTCTTTCCAGAGGGCGATGGCCTTCCCTGCCAGCTCGATGGCCCGAAGCCTGTCAGCGGTCTTCTCAAGCCCTTCCAGGTCATCAATAATCTCCACGAGTTTATTGATTAGGTACTCGGCCCTGATCTCGGATTGCTTCTCTCGCTTTTCTAGACGTCTTTTAATTTCTGCCTGAATTGCGGGATGATCCATCAGTTCGATGGCTGTGCGAGCAATTGAATACTTTGACTTACATTGATAGTCAGACAACTTAATAGCCTCTTGGGCATTGTATTGAGCCGCACCAAGATAGGCATTAATGAATGATAACATTTTAGGTGTGAGGTCTCTACGGCCTTTATATGCCTTCTCGTCACCGTTTTTAGCAGATAAATAAGCCATTCAGTTCCCTATATTCATATTATACTAAATCCATTACAGTCTGTCAACCTCAATAATTAAAAGTGTCCCCCGAGCACCGCCTACGGCGTTGGTCAGACAAACCAATCTATAGTACTTATTTGTAATTTTACTTTATGTAGTGTTTGTAAATAGATTCTCTTATTAAGTTTATCTATTGTTTACATCTTAATTGTTTATTTATAAATATATTATATTAATATATATTATATATCTCTATCTATCCCTTATAGAGATATTATATAAATTTCCCCCGCCAAAGTCAATAGCACATCGAAGAATTTTATGCAGAAACTTCATTTTTTTATAAAATAAAAGAGGTGACCTCAAAAACGCTCTGTCGGATCCCCACTTTATCCTACCCCCCAGGTAGGGTATTGCAACATGCAAATCCTCATTGCAGCGGTAGGAATTAACCGTATCGATAAACGATAACAATATATCGATAAACGATAAACCACATCACGCATTCGTGATTAGACTATTGCAAAACGTAGTGCTATACCTGGTCTTGTCAAAGGGGACACACCCCCGAGACCACGCAAGGTCCGCTTGGACCGCGTGAACCCTAGCGGCTAAGGAGACTTGCCATGGGCAAGCGCCTGAACCCGCATCGGAGACTGCTAGCGCGTCAAGCCGCCCTTAAACAGGCTGCGCAGAACGCTGGATATGAACCCGATTGCGGTAAGTTGCAACAGGGCATAGTTAGGTCCGCCCTCAACTTGAGGGTTAAGCCTCACCGTGCCATGAAGCCCCATAGCAAGTTCGCAGACAATCCCCCCGATCCTGTGAAGGTGACCGGATATAAGCTGCTACGTTACTAGGGTTATAACATACGGACTACAAACGAGGTCCGGTCAGGACCCGGCCAAGGGCATATGCACCTCTGGTGACACCTATAAGGATCAACCGATCTAACCTAGGCTAACTGTCTGGGCGATCGTGTATGGTCTCCAATAAGGGTGTCGCTGTTAAGGGCCTTGGTGACTGGTAACTGCCAAATGGTAAGTGCCGATTTGGGACGCTAGACCGTCAGGGAGCGTGCCGAGCTATAGCCCGGCTTAAAGCGGCCGGGACGCTTGGGTAATTCGATCCGTCACTGGTCTGGCCCCACAATCTCGCACCCATGAGGCGGTGAACGGGCCTAGCAATCCGTTTGCCGTTCGATGTGGGATGACTGTGAGATTGAGGGGAAGCAACGTCTTACGCTTGGGTTGAGCCCCAGCATTGCATTATGCAATGTCTGAGTGATCCCTAAGCACGCAACCATTAGTGTTGCGCCGAGTAGATGAGACGCCTTTGGAAAGGGATCACTGCTCATGCAAAAATCAATAACATCTCACATAGTCGTCTGTCCAAATATGTGGTCTTCATATCGCAGTGTTCATTCAATCATGAAACCAGAGGGTTTATCCATGCTCTATGCAATTCTCGGGACGTCTAACGTCATTTATGAACCTTTTCTCTGCCGGTTCCCGCCGGTAGGTGGACAGTTGGGTCCGATCCGCATCGGAACGAAAGCCCAAATGACCATTGAGGCTCAGAGTTATCGTAACAAGCTCCGAAATAGTAATCGGAAATTCGGGTTCAATGCAAAGTATCGTGTTGTCCCAATTCCTGTGTATCTGACATGAAACCCGTTAGCTATCTGGTTGTATACCGAGACAGCCCAAAATCGCAGCAACTACACTTTGGACCATTTGTGTCTGAAAATATTGCTCAGTTCTTTCAAGCTAGCCTTCCTATGCCTCAAACAGGGGGCTGGGCTAGGCGTGTTCCAATCCAGCCGTATCAGTCACATGAAGGCCACGTAGTGTCTCAACAGATACTTCGTGATCGTCGGCAGACTGTTGCGGCGTAACGTGTGGGTCTCATCTACTCTGCGCAGCACTAATGGTAGTGACTGCAAAAGGGAACCTACACACTATGGAACCGAAAAACCAAGCTGAATTGGTCCTTCCCGAAATGGCTAAGGTCGTTGATGGGAAGCCACAATTCATCCTGTGGGACAAGGAAGTCATCAAGTCTGACCAGAACGTCATCAAGGCGAACCTGTCAGACATTGATAGACGTATCCACAACAACCTCATTCAGTGTTATCTCCATACTCAAAAGCATGGGGACACCTCACTGACACGTCGTCTGTTGGTGGAGGTCCTCCAGGCCGCTGACAAGCTCCCTGCCCATGGATATCGCGTAAAGGGAATCATCTTCCATATGCGCGAATACACGCCCATGGAGCTTGTTAAGGACGTCATCAAGCTGTCCGGTACTCTGGACGGTCAACCGCGTCCATGGCGGATCGAAGAGGCCATGGCCAATCCGTTCTGGACCCTAGCCAAGGCCGCTGAACAGGTTGATGCGCTCAAGCCCGTATTCAAGGGCGGCATCGTTGCCAAGCTTGAAGCGGCTAGGCGTGAGTACACTCGTGCCATCGACAACACCAAGATCGTTGACGGTAAGGTCGTGGGTCCGATTGTTCCAGGGAAGCCGTTCTACGACGGTATTCATCTGGACAAGATGGACACAGCCTTCGACCAGATTGAGGGTGTTCTTCAGACGCTCAACAGCTTCTCCGATGCGACGCAAGATGCTCGGAAGGCAGAGGCCGATCTGAAGCGCGCCACTGCACAGGTCGAAGCGGCCAACGCCCAATAACAACGCCTAATGGTTGCGCCCTCAGGGTGAAAGCTTTGGGGGCGTAACTATTACTTGTGATTTAGTGAGCACATACATGCATCGCCACAACTCTGTGTGTATGTGCTCTCCCAACCACAAGATTATCTGTGGTTATGCACCTCGCTCTATGTGGGTAAACTAATGAGCATAAATATAAAGGATGTGAATTGTAAGTCAGATTGATGTTATGTCCATTACACCTAGAGGGTAGTGGGATTTTGTTGTCTGGCTTATGAGCGACCTGAGCAGCAGTAGACATCTTTCTGCCCCATCTAACCGCCCCCCGGATGGTGCAGCAGATATTTGCAGTCGTTAAACTGCTCAATTCGGGGGCTTTATTGGGGATTTAATCATGAAATATCTCACAGATGAATGCGGCGCATCTGCGGCTGAATATGGC